TCGCTTAGTGACTTATATTACAAAGTGAAATGTTTCGTACTTTAATTCAAATCTAATAAGATATGAATAAGAAGATTTTTTGCGAGAAGTGCCACAGGTGGCATATTATCTCTATCACTGAAGGAGAAAAGTTTGCGATCTGCCCCATTAAGCGTTGCGGACATTTGATTTTCATTTAAAATAATACTCATGAGAAAAGGAACAAAAGTACGTCTTCTTAAAGACAACTCGATAGGCGTCATCACAGATAGCGCATTCTTTAAATTGAATGGCAAGAAACATATTCGCTATGAAGTGAAGAAGAAGGGAGTAAAGGATAAATGTTGGCATCCGGAGGAAGAACTGGGCCCGGTGGTAGAGCATTGTAAAATTACAGTAGAGGGAGAGAATAACCAGGTATTGTTTGCCAATATAGGTTACAATCACGACAAGGGAGAGGCAACCATCAACATAACCGGTGATAATCCCACAAATCTAAAAGGGCATCATGGATATCACTTGAATACATTGCTATATATGTTGAATGGAATGAATGCAACAGTGATAGATACTGCACTTGAGACAGAATAATGTCCTGTCATATCCTCAACCAAATGTTTTACTTTGCCACAAATTCACTCCATTATGATTAAAGCTACCGATATCTACGCAGTCTCTCACGACGGATTAGACATCATCCTGTACTATTATCCGCAAGCTGAGGGCTGCGTAGACAACAAAAAAAAATTTAAGCGCAGGCCGGATGAAGATGATGCATCCGCCTGCATCAAGAAGTACCAGGAATGTTACAAGGTCACTGACTTTGGGGACACGGGTTCCGCTATGAGTCCGGTGGATATTTGTATGTACGAAGAGAATCTACGCTTTCCGGAGGCTATTGCCTTGCTTGCTTCCCGGTTCAATGTGACGGATGAGCTGAAGCGATCCGTCAATAAGCCGGATATCCGGAAGCGCCCGGCCACAGCTGATGAAGCCGAAGGTAGCAAATTCTTCGAGCTTGAAGAGAAGTTCACCGATGAGCAATTACAGGTTCTTGGTCCCCGTGTTAAACAAGAGCACGTCGATGCGTTGCACTGGTATGTGGCCAAATCCATATCTTATGTCCGGAACCGGGAGGTAACAACCAAATATACGACGCCCACTTATCCGATATTGATGCGTGAGTGTGTCGTTACTGAAAGTTCTGATCCAGAGAAAACGGTGAGATTCTATAAGATATACGAGCCTCTGAACCCTGACAAGCAATGGCGTTTCAGCTACACGCCTGATGGCGTGAAGCCTAAGCAGTATATCAATGGATTTCGGGAACTGCAAAAGGCTTATAGAGACTATAATACGCAAGAAGAGAAGAAGTTCCAGAATGAAGCAAAGGATAAGGATGCTCAATACAAAGAAAAGAAGCTCCCTGAGGCGTTCATCTGTTCCGGAGAGCGTGATGCACTTTGTGTTCGTGCCCTCGGCTACTATCCGCTATGGTTTAATTCGGAGACTTACAAGGTGACGGAAGAAGAGATCAGGGAGATTTATAAGTACGTGGAGATACTTTATAATATTCCGGATATTGATTCCACCGGCATTCGTAAAGGTCGGGAACTTGCGCTCCGCTTCTTGGATATCCATACGGTATGGCTGCCTTCCTGGTTGTCTAATTTCCGAGACAACCGGGGCAAATCCCGAAAAGATTTTCGTGACTTTGTGGGTTTGCGCCCGAAGAACGAGGACTTCCGGAACTTAATAACGTTAGCCATGCCGGCGCGATTCTGGACGAAGGCCTGGAGTGAACGGAATAAAAAGGAAACCTATAATATCAATACCGCTTATTTGCACTATTTCCTTACCTTGAACGGCTTTAATACCCTGAAGGATGAAAACACCGATGATACGCAGTATATCCGGATGGAGGGTTGCATAGTGCGTCAGATAAAGGCTAAAGATATTAATTCTTTCCTAAAAGGGTTTGCAGTAGAACGTTTCCTTCCGGTGGATATCCGGAATCTTATATTGGAATCTCCTCGTACCGGAGAATCCTCTTTGTCGCAGTTGGATGAAATCAATCTGGACTTTACCAGTTACACGCCAGACAGCCAATTTCTGTTTTTCTCGCAATCAACGTGGGAAGTGACCAAAAATGGCATAACAGAGCATAAGGGCCAGCTGATGGACGGGCGTAGCGTTTGGGATAACAAGGTTATCCCCCATAAAGTGAATGTGCTGCCCTCTATGTTTGAGTACAAACATACGCTCAATGCTGAAGGGCATGATGTCTTTGACCTCACGGTTAAAGAACACAAGAGCTGTTTTCTGAATTATCTCATTAATACAAGCCGCGTACATTGGCGGAAGGAATTAGAGGCTGCATGGGAAAATAAGGGAGTTACTGAAGCTGATCAATACCGTGCCGCCCATAAGTTTGATATTGCCGGGCCTCTGCTCTCTCCGGAAGAAATTCATGAGCAAAAACTGAACCTCCTTAATAAGATGTATGCAATAGGCTACAACCTGCATCGCTATAAATCGCCATCACGAGCCTGGGCGATTTACGCCATGGACAACAAGATTGGTGAGGATGGCGAGTGTAATGGCCGCAGTGGTAAATCTTTCCTCTTTAAGTCTTTCCGGTTCTTTATGCGAACCGTTAATCTTTCCGGACGAAACCCGAAGCTGCTGGATAATCCGCACGTATATGACCAGGTGGATCAGCATACGGATTTTGTCCTGGTTGATGACTGCGACAAATATCTTCCGGTGTCTCAGTTCTATGATAATATCACTTCCGGTATGACCGTGAACCCGAAGAACAACAAATCATTCTTTATCGAGTTCGATATCTCTCCCAAATTTGGTTTTACTACGAATTTTGTTCCTCGTGATTTTGACCCATCGACGAATGCACGTCTCTTGTATATGGTGTTCTCCGACTATTATCACGAAAAAACAGCCGATAACGATTATCTGGAGACGCGTGGCATCCGTGATGACTTCGGTCATAACCTGATGACGAATGATTATAGTGAAGAAAATTGGAACTGGGACCTTAATTTCTTCGCCCAATGTTTGCAGTTCTATCTCTCCATGGCGGAGCAAGGTATCAAAGTACAGCCGCCAATGGATAATATTATTAAGCGTAAATATAAGGCTGATATGGGCACCAACTTTGAGGATTGGGCATACAGCTATTTTGCTGAAGAAGGTGAGCACGTGAATCAATACATTCAGCGTGATATTGCCTATGATGACTTCATTGCTTTCTCCAAGGTTCCTAAATCATATTGGACTATGCAGCGTTTCACAAAGGCTTTGAAGGGCTTTACAGAACTATGTCCGTATATTGATGCACTTAATCCGGAAGAGATGCTGAACTCCACTGGTCGCCTTCTGAAGAAGGTCGATGGCCAGACAAAAGAGATGATTTACCTGCGCACGTTGGAGAAGCCAGGTGCTTTTTCACCTAAGATAGATAAAGATGGAAATCTCCCATTCTGACATGATACGCAGATATGATAAATGGCTACCCGGTTTGATGGGCATATCCGGCTTCTATGCCTACGCTCGGCAGGTATATGATTATCTGGAGATAATGAAGCCTGGTACTATTATGAAGATGCAGGAGGCGGAAGACAAACTTCCGTGGCTGCTGGTGACAGTTGGAGCTTTCCTGGCTGCTGGCCAACACTGGATGGACTATGAGACAAGTGATGATTATGCCAAACTACGCAGAAAACCGCTTCCGGAGAACTTTCGGAAGGCTATGGCCAAGGCGTAACACGGTTACAAGCTGGTATTTGAAAAGCCACGGGCACATTTTGTCCGTGGCTTTTACTTTTAATAAAGGGCAGGTATCCCGGCACCGGTTTCTCGGTTTCCGTACCTTTCTCCATTTTTCTACTAAATTTTTGTAACTCTGTAACCGATGTTTGAAAAGAGGTTTAAAAACTTAAATAATAAGAAGATACAAAGTTACAAACTTGGTTACAAAATTAGGTTACAAAAAAATAGGGTTTGTAACTTTCCCTTTAAATACCCTGACTTTGGCTGAAAGTTACAAAGTGTATTGGTAACAAAAAACTGTAACCGTTTTCTTGTAACCTTGTATTAGTTTTGATAATCAGTTGTTTATGCTCATTTTGTAACAGGTTACAAAGTTGCAGAAATTTCTGGGCAAAAAGGTATTCAGCAGTTACAGAGAAAGCGGAAGAGTATCGGAAAATATTATTTTTTGGCTTGTTTGTTTAAATCGGTTACTTGTAGTGGCCTAATTCAATGAAAATTGAGAATATAAACAATTATAATTGCTATATTTGCATAACAATCAATCCATTACCGCATGAAACCTAATGTAATAATTGAACTTCAGCCTTATCTCCATGATTATCTTTATCATGAGTTCGGGTGTTCCCGCACAGACGAAGGTGTGACTGTGACATCCGCTAATGATATCGGCAAGTTCATCCAGGCAATGGTAACAGTTGCGGACCGTCCGCCGAAGTTGCCGATAAAAGATAATCCGATAACGCTGTTCCTTCCGGTTAAGGAGTGGAATCACTATATCCTGCAAGAGAATTTCATCTATATTCCCGAATGGAAACAGAGAATGCTCCAGGACTATATTGAAGCCTCTTTCCGCATCCGGGTTAGGGAATACTTTGTGACTGGATACGAGAAAGGCTTTAAGCAGGATAAGATTCTCCGGGCCTTTCTCATGGCATACAACATCAAGAATAATGCGCTGAATTACGACGCGGTGAAGAAGTACGATTATCGTAACCGGCAGCGGATGACAAGGGAGGTGAATAGAGAGATTCAATTATCCTTATTTGAATAACACTATTTAACCAATTAAATTCTAATTAAAAATCAGATTTTCAATTAAATATCACTTAAACTTTAAGTAAAAATGAGCGTTGAGAACAAAAGATCGCAGTTTTGTGCAATGTCTTTTCTACCACTGCCTGATGCAGAGGTTAGAAATGTACCGGGGAGTGACAAATTACAGGTGCATGGCACATGGGTATCCATTAACGTCTCATCCGGAGAATGGAAAGAAAGCCGGGAAGAGGTTGGAAAACCCGCCGAGCAGGAGTTGAAAGCAACGGTGACGGATACGTCTTCATCTATGGAGAGTCAACTTCGTACTTTATTCTCCGTTGATGGATTGCTGTTGATCGGCTTAACGAATGGAGAAAAGAAAGTGATCGGTACGGATGAGTTTCCCGTACATGTGTCAATGGAGCGCAGTGGTGATCCGGCGAAGCTGACACTCTCTTTTAAGCGCTCCAGCCCGGAACCGGCAAAAGTTTTAGAGTCCTTTTAAGCGGTTTCTGCCATTGTAATTTTGTACCGGATTTAAAAGGTACAAAACAATGGCATTTTCTTCATTATATAGTGCGGTCTGCCGTGGGAAGTGGTTCATCTCTTTCCGCGATGTGGAAGCCAACCTTATACTGGTTGATAAATTACTGGAGCGCGGCATCACGAAAGAAGATGCAACAAAGCGCTCCGATGTAGAACCTATACCGGTTCTGCTCTCCACCGGTGCGAAAGAAGCGAAATCCGGGAACGGTTTCTCTGACGCTCCGAAAGACAGCACGGCCATTATTCCTATTCATGGTACCCTACTGAAGTACGGTAACTATTGCAGCTATGGTGCTACCGAATTGGCGGATATTGTCCGTCAGGCTGCGGAATCCCCGAATATTTCTTCTGTTTTGCTTGATATAGACTCAGGCGGTGGTAGTGTCGATGCCATCGCTCCGCTGGTTGATGCCATCCGGTATGCGCAATCAAAGGGTAAGTCCGTAGTAGCGCATTGTGACCTCTGCGCTTCTGCGGCTTACTACATTGCATCATATTGTAATGAAATCATAGCGTCGAATCAGATATCTTCCGAGTTTGGGTCAATCGGTGTGATGATGAGCTTCCCGGATTATGCGAAGTATTACGAACGTGAAGGTGTGAAAGTCCATACCATTTATTCAAATCTATCGGATTACAAGAATGCTCCCTTTGAAATGGCTAAGGAAGGCAAGTATGAGATGATTAAAGAAGAAGAACTGGACCCGCTGGCACGTGACTTCCAGGAGAACGTGAAAGCGAATCGGGGCAATAAGCTGAAGCTGGATGCGGCAGGTTTATTGCGCGGACGTATGTTCTACGCAAAGGATGCAATTTCTATGGGTCTGGCCGATGCCATCGGTACTTTGGACTTTGCAATCCAGCGGGCAAGGGAAATACCTCAAGAGGCATGTATTAACGAATATATTAATTCTAAATCGTAAGGTTATGTTTGGAAAAGTGATGAGTGTGGTACTTTCATTCCTGAATATCTCTGCGTTTGCGAAAGACAAGAATGGTAAGTCTGTTCTTCTTTCTACGCAGGAAAAGCAGCTGGAAGAAAAGTACGGTAAAACATTCCTCGAAGTCTTTAAAAAAGACCTGGAGGAATTTGAAAAAAGTGGTAAGACTGCTGAGGAAGCCGTTACCGATGAAGTGAAGGCGCAACTGGAGGCAGATCGTGATAAAAATGCCAAGGAACTGAAAGAGGCTCGTGAGAAGATTGCAGCTTTAGATGCTAAGATAGCAGAGAAAGATGCTGAAATTGCCAAGTTGGGAAAAGAGGAAACTAAGGATGCAGGTATTCATGTGGAAGGAAATACTGATATGACGAAAACGTTTAAGCCGGACATGTCGCTGAACATGAACAAATATCTTGAAGCTGCTCATTATGGGCGTCCGGAAGCTGCTTCATATACGGGAAATGATACCATTGATACGGAAGAATTGCATAAAGAGTTCGGCCGTTATATCAGTTCTCAAAAGATGGAGATTTTCCGTTCGCTGATGGGAACGACTTCATCCCTTCAGTATATGACGACTATGATTACAGATAAATTTGAGGTACGTGCGACGCACTCTCATATCACATCTGTTTTGCAATCATTTACACCGCAATGGACCCCTAAGGGCAAAACGAAGTTTACTCCGTTGACAATCAAACAATATCCGATGAAGATCAATGTTGAGATTATCCCTTCTGACTTGATCGATGAGGTTCTCGGATATCTGTATGATGAAAATCTTGACCCGAAAGACATGCCTATTGTACGTTATATCATTGAACAGTTGGTTAAACCCAAATTGGACGAAGAGCGTGAAATGGCTTTTGCTGTGGGACAGTATAAGGAACCGACACAGGGTGAAGATGGCAAGTTCGTAGCAAACGATGCGGACCAGGTATGTGACGGTTATCTTACCCAACTGTGCCGTATCAAACAAGGTGGTAATAAAGAAGGTATTAATTTGTTGTTTGACGGTAAAACCTTTGGGACAGGAGATGCACTTGTGACGGATGTGGAGAATGCGGTTGATCAGGTGGCTCCGCTTTATAAGAATAAGAAGTTGACTATTCATGCAGACCCGGATTTCATTCTGAAATATTCCCGTGCTTATCGTGATAAGTATAAGACCACCAAGAATGAAGATGGTGAAAAGGTGAAAGTTGATTATACGAAGTTTGTATTTGAGGGACTTGAGGGAATGCGCGGTTCCGGTGCTTTCTTCATTACTCCTAAAGAGAATTTCCGTCATTTGATGTCTCGTAATCCTCAGAATCAGAAATTGCGTATGGCTACCCAGGATTATGCGGCCAAGATTTACGGAGAATGGCGTGAAGGTGTGGGATTCTGGTTGGCAGAAGCGATTTTTGCTTATTTGCCGACAGAATTAGTTAATAAACTTGCACCGGGGTCAGAAGAATCGGGAAGTTCTTCCGATTCGCAAAGTGGAGGTCTTTAATCTAAAAATTAAGGAGGTTTATTATGGCTGATGAAGCATATAAAATGGTATCGGTGCCTAAGAAGTCATCGAATGCCGGTCGCCCGAAGGGTAAAAAGTCGTTTATCATTCTCTTTCTCTGGAAAGATGTAGCTGAACACGAGCGTGATGAGAAAGGGGTGCGTGTAACCAAGTTCAAGATGGCAACAGGCAAAAAGCCTATTGCTGTTTATGCAACAGACTCCACCATCAACATCTATCATACAAGTGAGGGGGAAGATGATGCACGTGGTTTTATACCTCATGTAGATTTTGAGCATCCAGGCGCAGGTATTGAATTGGATGAGTTTGTTAACAACAATATTAATGAGGACATGGGAGCCATCGTTATGGATTGTTCCGGTGATGATGCTAAGATAGCAGGTACACCATGCACCCCGTTGAAGATGTCTAAGGCTGACAGCCAGGACAGCAAAGAAGGTGCAAAGAATACGATCAATCTTGCAGCTTCATTGCGCGGTGCTACTATCGGGCGCATCGAAAAGTCTTTGATTCCTGCAACTGATAATGCAGAAATCAATGCAGTTCTGGGCTTGACTGCCGGTTCCGGTGGTAGTGGATTGTGATTTGGTTTTGGATAGGTTATGTGGTGAGAGGCGTGTGCTTTGGCATACGTCTCTTTTTAAAAAATTAAAGCTATGACAACAAAAAAAACATCGTCTAAATCTAAAGACGTGAAAGAAGTGGAAACAGTAGAAACTGTGAAAATACAGGTGAATGAATCCGGATCAGTACAGGTAAGTGATGCCCTTGCTGATGAATCGCCAGTACTGGAGAAAAAAGCCCAGGATCACACAACGGTGGTAATTCCTTATTGCAAAGAATTTGCTCAAGGCAGAGAATTGATTTTCGCCCTTCGTTCCTGGTATAACAATGCTCGCTTTCCTGCCAATCTGGTGATTATCGGTGATCGCGAAGATTGGTTCAGTGAAGAAGTGACTGTCATTGAACATCAGCGTACATCTGATAATCCGCAGATTGATACCATGGAGAAATTGAAGTTGGCCATTGAATCGCCTGAAGTGACAGAGAGTTTCATTTGGACGAATGATGACATCTACCTGGTTAATCGGGTATCATTGGCGCATATAGAGATACCAAAGGTTTTGGGTGAACTGAAGCCGGAAAAATTCAAAGGTACGTATGCCGAGAATATGAGCCGTACCGTTATGCTGCTGGATAAATTCGGATTACCTAAACTGAATTATGGTACTCATACACCGGTTTTATTTGAGAAGTTTAGACTGAAGGATATGCTGGAACGTTTCCCGGAAGCAGAATCGGGAGTGTTGTTTTCATCTCTCTATTTCAATTTCCAGCCTTTCCCGGCATATCCTGTTGTCTTGGATTGGGAAACAGACCAATTCTTACTGCCTATTGTATCCCGGAATCCGAACGAACAGAAAGCAAAAGAACTTCTCCAGAAAAAAGTGTTCCTGAACAATACCGTTACCGGACATTCTGCCTGGTTAGAAAAGTTCTTGGAACAGATGTTTCCGGAACCGTCCATCTTCGAAGAATGAAGAGCACTGCCGGAACTGTCTTCACGGAAAGAACCTAATTCTTTCCGTGAGGAGTTCGCTTTCTTGAATGATCCGGACTGCCCCATAGAACTGGAAACGCTTGCTTCCCGCAAGTTCAATAAATATCATGCCTATGTGCGGTTACACGCACAACTTAGGGATTGTACTTCGCTGAAGCAATGTGCGGATGTCAGCCGGGATTTGATAGATAACTACATTGAGAACCGTATGATATGGGAAGAGTTGAACTATTACAAGGTACATCATTCTCTGCTGGGGAAACATCCCGCATTCGCGGAGTTTCGCCGGAGAAGCGAGCTTCTTCAGTTACCGGTCAAGGAACTGGTTCGTCGCCAGCGCCAGGTTGAAAACAACATTTGGCGCGTCAAATCAGAGATAGCGAAGGGAGATAAACCGCACCTGGACCCGATACGGCGGGAGAGGTTAACCGGTTATGAGAAAGAACTGAATGATATCAATCGCTTACTGGAATGAGTTATTACTTCAGCTTGAAGGAACTCAGGCAGGAAATGACAGATTCCCGCCTGTTCTCCAGACGGTTTGAAACCATGCTGGCTTTCAAACTGAATAGTCTGAAAGAATTATGCGGGCGTCTGCCCGGCGATAACGAGGCTTTTTTCATTGAAACGCAAAAGAGCTTCACGGCCTTTACTTTCATTGTTTACCTGATAAGGTATGCCGGACGGGTTAATCATCTCTATATCGCCACGTATTCGACGAATGAGCGCATTATAAACGCTTTGTTGAGATGGCGCGAAAAGGAATTGATAGGCAGCATCCACCTGCATATCTCGGAAACGATAAAATTCCGTATGCCGAAGATTTTTGAACGGTTGGTGCAGCTCCATCAGGATGGGGTGATTGAATTATCATTCGCCTGGAGCCACAAGAAGATTACCTGTCTGGACACGTCCGCAGGTTTCTTCGTGGTCGAAGGTTCCGGCAATTATGGTGAGAATGCGATGGAAGAACAATATGTTTTCTTAAAAAATAAAGAAGTGTATGAGTTTCGTAGCGGACGAATTGGTCAAATGGCGTAAAGAACCGCCATGGTATGACCGGATTGATATGGATGAGTTTGAACACCTGGCAGGCATCGGCTATGAGCCGAAGCAAATCGCTATGTACTATAATATCCCCGTGAATGATTTTCTTTGGTATTTCAATCTGGTTGGCTCTCCGTTGAAGTTTCACTACGAACGTGGCGAGCTTGTACAGCGGGCTAAGGAAGGGCTGGCAATGTCTGCCAGTGCCGAAACCGGAGACAATGTGACGCAGGCGCAGCGGTTTGATAAATTCCGTCAGGCGACGGGATATCGCAATTCCATTAACAAAATTTTCTTTGATGATATAGGCTGATGTTCGATAAATCTTACTTTGACACATTACAGGACTACATAGCGTCCGGTTGCACTATGGAGCTGACGGCTGATGAACTGGACTACTACAATGCCCTCTATGCACTTGTAGGTATAAACCGGAAGTACGGCAAGGATAACGCTATTGCCTTCCTGATGCACGAGCCGTTCAACGTTGAGCGGCTGCGTGCCAGGAAGATGTACAGTGAGGCGATTAACCTGTTTTACCTCAATGATACCATTGAGAACAATGCGCACCGTAATCTCATGTATGACAACCTGATGAAAGCAGCTCAGGTAGTTTTGCAAAATGCGGTCAGTTCCAAGGATATGGAGGTGTACGGCAATCTCAACATACAGGCGGCCAAAATCAAACAACTGGATAAGCCTGATCCAGTCAAACCGAAAGAGATAGACGAAAAGCCCATCAAGATATACGACCTTAATCCGGAAGCGGTGGGACTGGATGCGGCGAACCGCCAGATACTGGCTGCTCAGATTGATTCTGTTGACCTTCCTGAGAGGGAGAAAGTACGCCTGAAGCGTGACGCTAACATTGTAGATATTGACTTTGAGGAGATGCTGAATGACCAGGAAGAAAAAACTAAAGATATCGGATGAGGTAGAAGTGCGCTTCTCCAACTGGATGGCGCAGCTCATTGCTATAATGATGCCCTGGTCCCTGTATTGGATTGCCGGGCGTGCTTCTGCTAAGACCGTTCAGGTGTTGGCCGAACGTGTGCAGGAAGTAGCTCTGGATTGTCAGGGTGCGCCGTTCGCCTGGGTAGCTGATACCTACTCCGATTTGCATAAGAATGTGATCCCGTCTCTCATCGACGGGCTTTCCATGTTAGGGTGGGAAATGGGCATACATTATGTCATTAACCAGGAGCCGCCACAGGAATGGAAAGACCGCATGTATAACGTCTGTACGGATTGGCGAAACACAATGGTATTCTATACCGGCTTTAACTTTACCTTTATCTCGCTCGATAGGCCGTCCATTGGTGCCGGGCGTTCCTATGTCGGTGTTTTCGGTGATGAGGTGAAGTATTTTCCGGAAGAGAAGTTCACGAACTTGCTGAAGGCGGTTCGTGGTTTCCGCGTGAAGTATGGCGATAGCGTCTGGTATCGTAGCCGTACACTGACAACGGATATGCCGGACCCGAACCATCTCGGTGAATACGATTGGATACTGAAGCTGGCCAAACAGAATGACAAGCGAAAAATATTGCTGATGTTGCGGGCTGGCTTTGTCTACAATGAGACGAAAAAAGAATATGTAGCCTGTTTGCAGAAATATAAGGAATTGAAAGCTGCTTATCGTTCAGACACATCTTTAGCTGCGAAATTGGATGCTGCCGAACGCTCGATGCAACTTGCTGGCAAGAACATGAAACGGTGGGAAGAGCGCTGGATAAAGACCCGCCGGGGCACGTCGTTTTTCTTTATTTCTTCCTCGTATGTGAATGCCGACGTGTTGGGAGAAGATTGGTTCAGCGACGAATTTGCTGAAGGGCTGGAAGGTCTTCTTTGCAATGTGCTCTCCGTTATTCCGAAATTGGAGGCCAGCCAGATGTTTTATTGCAACCTGGCAATGAAGCATTTCTATGCGGATGGCTTTTTGAATGACGTGATTGAGCAGCATGAGTTCGGTTGGAATCCGGATTGCTCCGTTCTTCGGTACCTGGATAAAAATAAACCATTAGAGGCAGGTATGGACTCCGGCAATATGTTGTCTATGGTATTCGGCCAACGTAATGGCAATGTAATGCGCATACTGAAGGAGTTGTACACGCTTCCACCTAATAGCGTGCGTGAGCTGGCAGACCAGTTTCTTTATTACTTCCGCCCGCACAAGCGTAAGATACTGAAGCTGTATTATGACCGGTCAATGAATAACTATAAGAAGGTGTCTGCTGATATGGCGACACAGATCAAGAAGAATATTGAGTTTGATGCGGATGGGAAGCGCACGGGGTGGCAGGTACAGCTCATGTCTTTGGGGCAGGGGAATATTGGTAGCAATATGGAATATCGGTTCTTCATGGACTTGCTCAGTGGCAACCTGGCACGCAACCTTTTCACTCTGTTGATTGACCAGTACAATTGCCCGAACCTCAAGTCTGAGATGGAAGTAACCGGAACGGCCATCAAGAGCAATGAGAAGACTGGTACGAGCATTACCGTGAAGCTCAAGACCGGAGATAAGTTACCTACGCACAGGCTGCCTAAAGAGTCTACGAATCTGACGGATGCCCTGAAGTACTTCACCATGCGAAAAGAGTTTGTGCGAGTATGGGATAGGGGACGAAGCTCATCCGCTGCCTCTGTGGTTTGATCATTTCTTTCTTTACTGTTGGGTTAGCTCTGTTGTCCGTGAGGATGGCAGGGCTTTTTATATGAAGGGTATCGTAAGGGGTGGGATTTGATGCGTGAAGGGGCGGTAAGGGCTGTTTTAGGGCGAAATTTAAAATAATTTACAATATTTGTAAGGAATAGCGAATTTTTAACGGATTTTAGCTGTTTTGTAACAAAAATTTATCATATTTCCGACTCAAAGCGGCACTTGCGACCGCAACGGGACGACGGCGCGGCTCGGGCAGCAAGCTGTTACATCCCTCCGATAATTATCGCAGGGATGGGATTTCTTTTTGATTTTCAGCGGTATGATGTTTTTGGAAGGACATTTTTAGTTCAAAAAACGTCCTGTTTGATGGGAGAGTCCGCCTGATGAAGAACCAGGCGCACGAAAAATCCGTGTGGCAAACTCGCCTTGATGGATGTCTTAGGTACAATCAAGCCGAATTTTTGCCACACGGATTTTTCGCGTTTTAGCGGTAGAAAGCGCTGCTTTCTGTTCGTTTTTTTTGCGTTCACGCAGAGGTTACCGGATTATAATCCCGTAACCGGGTGAAAACGCCCCGTCTTCCATTCCCCGCAACAACGCAGGCTATTGTCTTGGCAATGGAAGACCGGGCAGAGCGGTATTTATGAGAGATTTTTCCGTTCCTTCGACCACGGAGGGGTTAAATAATGGTAATTATGCTATTGTTTATTTGCGAATAGTGGTAATTTTGCTACCTTTGTAAGGTCAAACAATAAATCATAAGATAATGAAAAGTACAGAATTACACCGGATGTTCATTAAGAAGGGATGGAAGTTCGACCATGCGGAAGGAAGCCATTACTTTTATAGGAATGAAAAAGGTGAATTAACGGAGCCCGTTCCTTTTCATGGGGCTAAAGAAATGGGGAAGGGGTTAGCTAATAAATTAATCAAGAAGTACGGGCTTTGATTCCCGTACTTTCTAAAAAAGAAAGGGTAGGATTATGGAAAAAATTATTGTAGTGATTGAGAAAAGCAAGGATTTTTACGACGGATATTCGGATAATTGTGACGGTATCTATGGCGCGGGTGACAGCATACAGGCTGTAAAGGATGATATTCATGAGGCGATTAGATTGATTAAGAAGAATTTACCTGTAGAACAATGGCCGGAGCAAATCAAAGGCGAGTATGAAATTGAATTTAAGTTGGACGTAGCGAGTTTCTTGGAATATTATTCAAAGTTCCTTTCTTTAGCTGGTATGGAGAAGATTACAGGTATCAATCAAAAGCAGCTTTCTAATTACTTGAATCATCGTTCTATACCTCGCAGACAACAGGCGGAACGTATTTGCAGCGGACTTCATTCATTTGCGAAAGAATTATTATCGGTAACACTCTGATTTGTTGTTTGACACCACTTTTTGGAGTTTTTTTCAGAGGTCTTCCATTGTGAAGGCCTCTTTTGTGTGTTTTAAAAGTGAATATGTACGGAAAAATGCTACATTTGTGCATGTTTAATTTTATATCTGATATTATGAAGAAAATTTTGCTTTTGATGGCGATGTTTGCCAGTATGAATGTGATGGCGCAAGGTAATCCTATACAGTGTGATAGTGTAATCCAAGCACAAGGTAAGAATGTAGCAGAGCTATATCCTATGATAAAAGCATGGGCAGCCATAACCTATAATTCTGCTAATGCTGTAATTCAAATGGATGATCCACAGAATGGGATATTGATATGTAAGGGTGCTTTTAAATATACCGCTCCTGGGGGTATGACTTATAGGTATATTGATGGATGGGTTACTTACACTTTGAAAATCCAAGTGAGAGATGAACGTTATAAAGTTACTGTGGGCGACTTTATCCATGAAACAAGTGATTTGCAGTATAAAAAGACTTGGAGTTTCGGTCTTATAACTGATAGGGAGAAATTTAAGGAAAAGGGATTGCAAGATAAAAGATGGACTAAAACATGGCCGGATTTGAAGATAAAAAGTAAAATGGAGTTTATGACTATTGTCATGTCATTGTCTGATGCGACTTCCGGCAAAAGCAAGATACTTGATACAAATGATGATTGGTAATTTGTGTATATTGAATTTAAAACATTAAATGTATGAAACGTCTTTTAATATTGCTCTTTATTTTAGCAAACTGCACAATATGTTTTTCTCAGAGTAAGACCGAATTGAAAAAGGAAATCGGTGACCTTAAATTGATGATTGAGGCATATAAACAGACCATTAAAGAAAAAGATATGCAGCTACAAGATTTACGGAATGAGTATGCTAATCTTCAAGTATTGATGGTGAAAATTGGGAATATATTGAATACAGAGAATGTAGTTCCAACACCCAATGTTTCCACGGAAAAAAAAGAAAATAGCGTGATGCAGCAGTGCAAGGCTATCACAGCTTCTGGTTCTCAATGTTCAAGAAAAGTAGAGGTGGGTAGTGATTATTGTTGGCAGCATAAAAAAACTAAAACGACTTCTGGGTCAAGAGAGATACATACAGGTCCAAGAGGCGGTAAATACTATATTAATAGTAGTGGTAAAAAGGTGTATGTGAAAAGAAAAAAATGATGTGTTTGTTTGCTGTTTCAAATATAATCCCCATATTTGCAGAGTCAAACAAATCGTATGTAAGTACGTCGATGTGCATCGTATAATGCTCACGAAATTTGATGGTTTTTTTTATGCCCTTACGTATCATTTTCCTGACGTCAGGAAAATGGTCTATATAAAATGGCGGCTGCCTTCCCGATTGTGATTTTGCCTTCGGCGTAAATCTACGATTTGTTTGACGACACGGGAATTGGCAGCCGTTTTTCTGCCTAAACGTCAAACAAATCGTAGTTATGAAAAAAGAAATCTATGGCACACAGGCTGTGCCGACGCCCAACATCAATGTTGCGGGCAGTGTTAATGCTCTCACAGAGCAAGTTAATGACCTCCAAAGCCGCTACTATCGTAGCTTGGCTCCTGACTGCGAACTTCGCAGTGCCTCTGACCGCTGGTACTTCGGTGCGATTCTCGCTACTTGTATCGGGTTTATCTTTCCTCCCCTATTCGCTGTTACCGCATTGTGCGTTTATAAGGCAAAGAAGTGCCGGAAAGGAGGTGCGGAATGATTGCGGAAGTAAACAACGTTGTGTTAACAACTCTGGTGAGTAAGACACTGGCGAGCATTCAAGAGGATGGCGGTGATACTTTGTGCGAGGTAATAGATAAGGCTATAGGTACTATTCTTGACTTGAAGATAGGGGGCGATGTGGATGCGGATAAACTTATCTCTGATATTAGTGATTTACGAATTGTGGCTGGTATCATCAGGGACCTTGTTCCTCAGAAGGAGAAAGGAAGTGTGCAATGAATGATATGCTAATTTATACCCTTCCGACAAATGGTTTGAGGGCTGCCATTGCTGTGGCTAAAGAAATACATTCAGAAATGGGAATGAAACCTGATGAAGTTCGGTTGAGTACTGGTGAACGTGTCTCTTATAACTGGCAAGATATAAAGGCTTTGGAACATGGAGAAATGAGTGAAGAAATCTATATCTCAAAGAATAAGATTGCTTGATTTTTCGTATTTTTGTAGGTATGAAAACGAATGAAAAATTAGCAAAGGAACTGAAGGATGCTGTTAGCAATATCCATGGTATGAATTATCTTATAGATAAAGGGATTGTCATGTTTAAACCGGAGACGAGGTGCGTAGAGGTACATTACTTGCTTTGGCATACATTCTCTAAACAGGGGCTTGTTAAGTTCTGCCATTCCCTGTATTTCAATATGGAGATGAAGCTGATTGCTTCGAAGCAACCTCTTATACAGGGTGAGCCTGTTACTATCTGGGTGAATTATGGCTCTGTGCCTAATGAATATGGGAAAATAGGGCATGTGAAGATGTGCAAGTATAATTCTGTGACTGGCTTTGAAGTCGTATAACCTTTGAATATGATGAAATCCCCGGTAGGCTACGGCTTGTCGGGGATTTTTTATGTCCTTTTTCGTGGAAGGCGCTTCGGGTACTTTTGCAGTATGGGATCACATGGAGAAAGATTGGCAATGGAGAAGAACCGGAACAGTTGGAGGGGCAAAGCTAACCAGCTGGGCGGTGAACGGTACCCGCTGGATGTCATCATTGAAGGCGATACCGGTATAACACAGCAATGGGAGCGACAACAGGATAAAGAGGCTGTGGCTTTGTTTAATGCGCGGGTACAGGATTGGGGCAGCAAGGTGAATGCGGTGCTGAAACTCTCAATACGAGAATTGGTTGCGAATGATAAAAAGTTATCCGGATCACTGAAACAGAATTATCGTCATTACGGCAAACCGATTGTTGCTGGAGAAGAAGTAACCAGTATCGGATTCGGTTTTAGGCCTGAGGGTATTTACATTCATCTGGGAGTAGGCCGGGGATATAATATGGAGGGTGGCACACGCGTACTGACGAAAAAGAGTAATAAGGAGTGGAACAGGAATCCGATACCGTGGTTCAATCCGATAATAGAACAGGCGATTCCGGAACTGGTTGAGATTGTGAGAGAGTATTGCGGGACGCTTCTTGTGAATACTACGAGAATATTTATCAATAGATAGTTATGGGAGATATCAAAAAGAAAATAGGGCATTTCAATTTTGTGGATACGGTGGCCGGACAATATGCCATTAACATGAACTGGAGCCAGGAGATGAGCCAGTTTTTCAATGGTGATTCGAAGAACTGGGACGGTGATCCGACGAATGTGGCGGGTGTCCGCGTTGTGCCCTGGGGGCCTGATAATAATATGCCGAATGCTATCCGGAATTTACTGGAGAAAAATAATCTGGGACCCGGTATCTTGGACAGGAAAATGGGATTGTTGTATGGACAAGGCCCGCTGCTTTACCGGGTGAATATTATGGAGAATGAACGGGTGCAGGAGTGGCTGGCGGATGATGAGATACAGGAGTGGCTGGATAGTTGGGATTACCGGAAGTATATCCGGGATGTCTTGGTAGAGTACACTCACATGAACGGGCAGTTCACAAAGTATTATATGGGGAAAGGTGTGCGTATTGGTCGCCCGTGGGTGAACAGATTGGAGTGTCTGCATAGCGGTGAATGTCGGCTGGTATGGCCGGAGAATGACAGCCGACGTCTGGAAGATGTGACGGAGTATCTGACCGGTGACTTTGATAGTTACCGGAGCCGCAGTTTCCTGAAGTATCCGGCTTTCGATAAGTGGCATCCGACGAAATATGAGACGGCGATTAAGTATCACTGTATGCGTAGTTTCGGGCGGAATATGTATGCGATATCCTGTTTCTATGGCTCAGTTCCCTGGCTGGAGAATGCGAATAATCTTCCGGAGATTATCCGGCATCTGAATGAGAATATGATTGCAGCGGCGTATGTGGTGCATAGTCCGCAGGAGTACTGGACACAGTGTGAACAGAGATTACGTGAGATGCATCCTGAATGGGATGACGCACGGGTATATAAGGAGATTGAACGTTTGCGGGATGAGGTGACGAAGACCATTGCGAACGTGATGGCGGGGCAAAAAAATGCTGGGAAGTTCTTTTCGTGCGTGGACTTTCTGGATGAGTTTGGGCATGTGCAGAGCTGGAAGATTGAGCCTATTGAAATGAATATAGACAAGTACATTGAGGCTCAGGCGAAGATATCACGCATTGCGGACAGCTCGACCACATCTGGTTTCGGCTTGTCTCCGGCATTGGCCAATATTATTATAGACGGGAAGAGTGACAGCGGTAGCCAGATGCTTTACGCCCTAAAGATATTCTACGGTGCTGACACGCAGATTCCGGAAGAAATCGCACTGGAGGCCATTAATGATGCTATCCGCATTAATTTCCCGAATAAGAAGGGGATTTTCCTCGGTATTTACCGGAAGGTGATTAACAAAGAAGATAATGTGTCGGCGCCTGATCGCTCGACTAATCAAGTATAAAGCTATGAAACAGAAGAAAGACATTGAATTTCCCGATTGCTGGGAAGAGGTGAAGCCGCTGGAGTGGGTTCATTTATTGAAAATCCGGGATAAGATGATGAAGAAACCCGGTATCAGTCTTCGTGATGTGAAGCGTGACTGGTGTGCGTATGTGTTGAAAAACCGGGGATATCGCCTGGGGGGAGTGGATGATATGCTGATGATTGATCGCTTGGCTGATACTCTGGATTGGATGTGGATAATGGGTGAAGAAACCGGGCTGGATGGTGTTACAGTAACGTTTGCTCAGTTGACGTATGACTGTACGGTGAACCTTCTTCCGAAGTGGCGGTACCTGCAAGGTCCCGCCAGTCATGGTGCTGACCTGACATTCGGTGAGTTCCGCCAGGCGGCTGCCGTGATGAATCAATACAATGCAACGCAGAACCCGGTAGATTTGCGAGCGTTGTGTGCCATTCTTTACCGGAAACCGGTCAAAGAAAAAGGGTGCGCATTGCGTGAACCGTTCCGGCTGCAATATATGGGGCGGTATATGGGACTGGTGCGCGATATGCCGGAGTGGATTCAATGGGGTATTTATGCCTGGTTTGCTTACTTCTGTAATTACTTGTTTATCGGGACGTTTATCATTGAAGGGGTGGAGGTTTGCTTTGCGCCTATTTTTGAGCGGCACCGGAAAAGTCCGGAGGCTCAACCTGGTATTATCCAGAATTTAGGGATGAACAGTGTATTGTATTCAGTTGCTGAAAGTGGTGTTTTCGGCAATGTGGATGCTACTGATGACACTCAGTTGCTACGTGTCATGATGAAATTGCTCGATGATAAACAGCGGGCAGACGAAATGATGAGAAACTTAAAAAAATAGCAGCTATGATTTTCAACAAGGAGAATAGGGGGGCGCAGGAATTGCGGGAGTTGACGGGCAATTATTATGCGAACAATAAGTTCGATAAGATTGCCGGTGAAATAGAATTGGCCGCTGAAGAATTGGCGGCATTGGTAGGGGATGACGTGATGAATTTGGCTGAGAAATACTATGCTGAACCCGGAGAAGATGCGGACGCGGAACTGGTTCGTAAAGTACAGCGTCCGATTGCCATCCTTGCTACGCTGCGGATGTACCGGAAGAATGATCTCAGCCATGAGGATGATGGCCGGAAATTCAAGATGACAACAGATGGGAGTGAGAAGCTTCCCTGGGAGTGGCAGTTGGATCGGGATGATGCACTACACCTGGAAGAGTATTACCGGGCAGTGGATGCGCTTATTCGGTACCTGAATAAAAAGCAGTTGAAGGAGTGGACGGAGACGGCTTCATACAAGCTGTCTCAGACGCTTATCATCCGGAATGGTGAAGCGTTCGACAACTACTTTCCCATTGATCGGAGCGAACGGATGTACCTGATGCTGGCACCGTTCATCCGCGAAGCGCAGATGTTGACGGTGAAGCATGCTTACGGTAGTGGATGGGATGAATTATTGCAAGAGAAGGATGTGCCGGAAACAGAAGCTCATTTTGCCGCTTGCAAAGCTGTGGCACTGCTGGCCATGAGTATGGCATTACGTCGGTTGTCACTGAGTGCCATTCCTGGCGGGGTGATCCGCAGGTTTATGACGGAGAACGGAATGGGCGAGAGTGAACCGGCATCTCTGGGAGATGTGGAGAGAGTGGCCGGATGGATGGCGGATGATGCCACTACCTGGGTGAATGAGATGAAGCTGGCGCGTGATGGTGGACTGGCGGAATACGAACTGTTGCCTAAGAATGACAGGCGCAATAAATATTGCAGGTTATGAATGTGTTGCAGCGACCGAGGGAGAAAGAGTTCTGCGCGACAATGCGGGACTACATCATTGATACCGATGTTACAATAACGTTTGCTGTGAAGTATGGCGGTAAAACGATATTGGATGAAGAGTATGTTCCTGATGCGAACAATCAGGTGCGCGTCCGGAAGTTGGGGAAGTTTTGTGAGCTGGCGTTGTGGGGTGTCTGGTGTGCCGGAGAAACAAGCTGGCAGACCGATGCTGCGGGTACATTCACGTTTCTGATAAATGGTGTTCAGGATGGGCAGAGCTTCGTGATGTTCAGCCGCATGCAGACGAAGAAGGATGCGGATGCGCCTGGCTGGTTGAGTGAGGTGAATCGAAAAGTTACCCGCGATGGGTGCAAGGAGTATGTCAGCATGGTAATGGGGCGGGGGGCACAAGTGACAGTGACAGGGTATGCTACTGACGGTAACAGTGGTGATACTTTATTGTTGAGTGTAGACAGTGGAGATACGGTTGCCCCGATGACTCTTGATGTTAGTCCGGAACGGATAAAGGGACTGTTCCCTAATTTGAATTTAGAACGGTATGTTGTCAACTGCAATAATAACGGCTATGAGTTCCTGATTGATAAGACTCGGTATCTGGATACCTGGTGTTTCCGCTATAAGAATGTTTATGATATGCCGGAGACGTTATCCGCTGTTGGAGGGATTTCCATCAATGGCAATAATGAAGATGATACAGCATCCATGTTTGGTGTGGATCGTAAATTTGCCGTGAAGGTGGCGGATGAATATACGGCCAATAGTGGAATCATTATGCTTCAGAGTGATTATAAGTTATGGCATAATCTTATGAATGCTCAGGAGGCGGATGTTCTTGTGGATGGGGAATGGCTTCCTATCCTGATAACAAAACAAAAATATGAACGTGAGTTGCGTAGAAGTGTGCTGAAAGCGGTTGAGTTCACTTTCCGCATGGCGGACCCGGAACAAAATAATCTGATACAGGTATGATTAATATTCTGAAATACCGCGAAATATTGGCAGAACTGAGAGCCAGGACCAACAAGCGGAGTGAAATGAAAATTGACGGCGTGATACTTGCAGTCAGTGACAAGCATCTGACGAAAAAACTGAGAGATCAGGCCGGATTCTTCCTGTGTGCAAACTTTCCGGATGCGGAGTCAAAGGGGAGTGTTGATAATTACAAGGAAGATAATCGCTTGCTGCTTTTCCTGCTGGAGAAAGTTCCGGCAGGTGATGAGACGGATGAAGATGAGATAACTCACTATGCCAGGATGCAGGATGTGATGTGCATACTGAAAGACGAAATTCGAGACATGGACTTTGTTTGTGGAGAGATATCCGGTGGTGAGGATATTAATACAGAATGGGAGTATGACGTATTCGGCGGATTCAACGGGCTGAGTATAGGACTTAAATTGACGGATTATGACTGAACTGTTTATTGATGGGGTTTCGGTAGTGCTGCCAAAAGATTTCAGTGCTCAGGTGAAGCGTGAAAACTCTTTTGTTACCAAGAATGGAGAATACACGTATGATATCACCTTGCCGTTGACCAATCCGATTAATGCGGAGCTGTATAAGCATTTGAACAGGCTGAATTCAATTCAGGAAATAGAGGAAAAGCGTCCTGCTATACTGATGGCTGACAACCGGGTGTATTGCAACGGAACAGAGGTGATAACGGGATGGACAGATGAAACAGTGTCTTTGCAAATTGCAAGCGGAAATTCAGAACTGAATTACTTCATTGGCGGCGACCTTCAGATTTCATTTTTGAAGATGAGGAAAACCGTTCCTGGGTTTGACGGTGATACGGTATCAGGTAGTCCCGATTATTTGAAATATATACAGAAAAGCTATCCTGACGTGGACTATTGCCTGGCACCGGTGAAAGACGACGCAACGGGAGAGATACACAACAAATGGTGCATGGATTCGAGAGCTGGCATATCCAGCACCGGTAATCCGGCAACAGATGATTTTTTCTATGTAACTCCTCAGCCCTACCTGATGTGTTATATTGAAGATTTAATTCGGGTATTGGGTTATAGTCTTGAGTATAACCAACTGACAGATACTATTTTTAAGAACTTGTACATTTGCCACACTGAGTGTACTGACGAATGGTGCAAAATGCTTCCGGGATGGTCGGTCAGTGACTTTTTTAGTGAGATAGAAAAGTTGTTTAATGTAACATTCCTGGTTGACAACAGATATCGTACTGTGCGGATAGCACTCAATGCCTCTTTTTTTGCAGGATGTCAGTCGGCCCATGTGCGGCAAGTGACAGATGTTTATGAGGTGGAGAAAGACGAAGACAACGATGTAGATGATCCCGTTGTGTCTAATGTTAAATATAAATTTGACGATTGTGACTTTTGGAGATGGGCGTCCTTGTCCGAGGCAGTCAAAAACAAGGCTTTATATGACACTATACCTGAAGACTTTGAAAGTTCAAACAGTCGTCTTCCAAGATTGGCTGCATGGTTTTCTATGTCAGAGCATAAGCGGATAGATACCATATATAAGGATGAAAGGGACGGGAGGGAGTATATGAGCCTTGTAACTGAAGGCGATACACTTTCTTATACTATGGTGAATCACTTTGCCGGTTTGGAGCGTGAAGATGCTACGGGTACCGTGGAACTGGAAATTGTTCCGGCGGCATATACAGTGGTAGAAATCAATTCCTATGGTGGGAGAGAAACCAGCGTTTATAAGTATTATTTACCGGTGATTTTCGGTGCCGATAAAGCAGACACGACACAAGAGACGCTAATAGAGATGATACAGAATAATTCATCGCAGCCGTCTGAGTCCAAAAAGACAATATCTTTAGCATTTTATACGGGGATGAGATACTTTGTGACTGCTGACAGGGTTCAGTTGATGTATCCGGTTCCTTACGTTGATGAATATTCTATAAATCTTATATCCGATAGAGGGCAGTCGCTTTATAAAACCAACGCCGAGGGTGCCTCGCTTCGTTTTGTTACACTTGACAAGCTGTTGTATCAAGGTGGTTATGATATTGACTATACTAAGGGAGTGAAAATAGAAACACATGATCCGAACGTCTATGATACCCGGTCAGTGTTTGAAATTCGTAATAAACGGTATATCTGTAAAGAGATGGAATTTACTTTGGATATCTCCGGGCGGAAGGGGGCTTGGACGGGTACATTTTATCCGATACATATCAGCGACACAGAAGCGGATTCCCGTTGGATACTAACAGACGGCAAATGGCGGGACGGCGGTGTGTGGCTGGATAATGGACGTTGGTTAGATGGTTGATTTTTTTTGTTCAGTAGATTGGGGTTCGGTGGTTCGTGATGGATAGCCGGACTTTTTTTATGTCCTTAGTTTGGAATTATGTGATATTATGTAGATATTTGATGTCTTGTATAATAATCGTGAGTTATTAATTATTTAAATATCTGATAGTATGAAGAAAATTTTGTTTTTGATGGCGATGTTTGTTAGTGTGGGGATAATGGCTCAGAAACCTTACAAAGTTTTTTGTGAGTTACTTGGTACAGGGAAACTTATGAGTAATAAAGTTTCTGTTACAATTGATTTTGGGCAGGAGACAAGTTTTTGGACAGGAGCTTCTAAACAGTATATGGTTGATGACCAAGGGAAACAAATTAAGTTTAATTCGATGGTTGACGCTATGAATTATATGGGAAAACTTGGTTGGGAGTTTGAACAGGCTTATGTTGTTACTACTAATAATCAAAATGTATATCATTGGCTGTTAAGTAAATATGTAACGCAGGATGAATCTGCTCGTGAAGGATTTAATACGAAACAATCATTTGAAGAGCACCAGAGTAAATCGGAAATTGATGAACAACCAGTTCCCGATAATAAGAAAAAACGTTCTCGGAAGGTTAGAGATGAACTATATGATTGAAAAATATACTTTTGTTTTGCACATTCAAATATTATCCTCATATTTGCAGTGCGAAACAGTACAGCCCTGATTGGTTGTCGATGTGCATCGTATAATGCTCACAAGTTTGCGGGCTTTTTTTATGCCCGATTTTAAGATATTGGCGGCTGCCTTTCCCACACATTGTTTTTGCCTCGGCAATCATCATTGTACTGTTTCGCGACACGGGATATGGCAGCCGTTTTTCTGCCTTTACGCGAAACAGTACAATGATATGAAAAATCAAGCATCCGGCACTCTCAATGTGCCTGTTTCCGGCATTTCTGCCGTGGGCGAATCTGTCAACGCTCTTACTGAGCAAGTTAATGACCTGCAATGCCGCTACTACCGTAGTGTGGCGCCTGACTGCGAACTTCGCAGTGCTTCTGACCGCTGGTATTTCGGTGCGATTCTCGCTACTTGTATCGGGTTTATCTTTCCTCCCTTATTCGCTGTTGCCGCATTGTGCGTTTATAAGGCAAAGAAGTGCCGGAAAGGAGGTGCGGAATGATTGCGGAAGTAAACAACGTTGTGTTAACAACTCTGGTGAGTAAGACACTGGCGAGCATTCAAGAGGATGGCGGTGATACTTTGTGCGAGGTAATAGATAAGGCTATAGGTACTATTCTTGACTTGAAGATAGGGGGCGATGTGGATGCGGATAAACTTATCTCTGATATTAGTGATTTACGAATTGTGGCTGGTATCATCAGGGACCTTGTTCCTCAAAAGGAGAAGGGGGGAGCAAATGTTTGATATTGATTATGCGAAACCGCATTATGAGTTAATGTATTCCTTGGGAGTACCTGTAGGGAATGGACTGAGACCTCTCTTACAGGTGGCTATTGAACTCAAGTCGGAAATGGGTGTGGAAGCGGACAGCAATATTATGTTGTCTCCGGGAACTGGTCGTGGTGAAAACCTGCATTTTGAGCTTTCGTATGAAGATGCGAAAGCAGTGATTGATGGTCGTATGACTGAAGAGGAATATCTTGAGAAACACAGGATTAAAGGATAATATTTTTTTGAGTAATAATGGCTGAGCCTGGTAGTCCGTGATTGGATAGCCGGGCTTTTTTTATGTCCTTTTTCGAGGCATGCCGGCGGGCTACTTTTGCCATATAAATTTCAATAGGTATGGCTATAAGTGTTAGTGATTTCAAAGTTGCCATCCGGATAGATAATTCGGAAGCTAAAGCGAAGTTCGTTGAGACGCAGGAACAGATTGCGAAGGTACGCGAAGAAATGCAGAAGCTGGAAGCTGATGGCAAGAAGGATTCGGCAGCATATAAAGAGCTGGAGAAACAACAGGATAAACTGAATACGTCTCTCTATGGATTGCGTAAGGAGGCAGGACGAACCGCTTTAAGTTACAGTGAACTGCGTAAACAAGCGCGGTCGCTGAAAGCTCAGATGGATAATGCTACTCCTGGCACTGAAAAATGGAAAACTCTGCGGGCTGACTATATGCTGACCAAACAGCGGATGAAGGAACTGGAAGTGCAGGCACGTGATACAAAGTTTTCCCTGTCAAAAATGGCAGACGGATTCAACAAGTATGCGGCCATTGGTGCGAGTGCCATTGCTTCGCTTACCGGTGTGGCGATGACTGCGCGTAAGTGTGTGGATGAGTTTGCGGAGATGCAGGAAGCGGAGAGCCAGGTGCGTAAGTATACCGGGATGACAGCTGAAGAAGTGAAAGGCTTGAATGAAGAATTCAAGCAGATGGATACCCGGACTCCGAGAGAAAAACTGAATGCGTTGGCCGGAGATGCCGGACGTCTGGGCATCACCGCCAAAAAAGATGTGTTGGAGTTTGTGGATGCTGCCGATAAAATCAATGTGGCATTGGGTGAGGATCTTGGCGAAGATGCGGTAAAGAATATCGGTAAGTTGGCACAGATGTTCGGTGAGGATGAGAAACTGGGACTCCGGGGAGCGATGTTGGCTACAGGTTCCGCCATCAATGAGGTGGCTCAGAACTCATCCGCAGCGGAAGCATACTTGGTTGCTTTTACTGCACGTGTAGCCGGTGCGGCAAATCAGGCGAAAGTTGCTCAGGGTGATATCCTCGGGTATGCCTCTGTACTCGATCAGAATATGCAGCAACAGGAAATGGCGGCTACTGCTTTCCAGACATTGATGATGAAGATGTTCCAGACACCGGAGAAGTTTGCAAAGATTGCAGGACAGAGTGTTGAAGAGTTTACTTCCCTAATCAAAAAAGATGCGAATGAAGCGATGCTCCAGTTCTTGGATACTTTGAATAAGAAGGGTGGACTGGATCAACTGGCACCTATGTTCAAAGAGATGGGGCTGGATGGTGTGCGTGCATCGGGAGTCATCAGCACCATGGCGGGGAAGATTGATGATATTCGGGATGCACAGAAATTGGCGAATGATGCGTACCGTGATGGCACAAGTATTATCAATGAATTTAATGTGCAAAACAATACGGTACAAGCAGGACTGGATAAGGCGAAAAAGAACTTCAAGGATGTGCGGGTAGAGCTGGGGGAGAAGTTGCAACCGGTGATGAAATACATGATAACTACTGGTAGCGTGACGGTGAAGAGTCTAAGTGCATTGGCGTCTGTTCTGTATGAATATAAGGGAGCTATTCTAACTGTCACTGCTCTTGTAGCGGCATACACAGCTGCTGTTAAAGCACAAGAGCTATGGGTAAAGCGGTTAACTGTTGCAAAAGCACTGGAATGGCTGCAGGAGAAGAAAAGCATTATTATGAGAAAAGCATCTTTGAGTGGTACCTTGATGCTTAGTGCTGCAAAATATGCTTTATCCGGGAATATAGAGAGGGCAACAATCATGATGAAACGCTTTAATACAGTTTCAAGAGGTAACTTGCTTGGTTTGCTTGCCTCATTGGCTGTCGGTGCCGGTATTGCCATATATAAGTTTGCGACTCGTACCTCAGATGCGGAAAAAGCTGTTAAGTCTTTCATGGAACAAAGCGAAAAGGAACGCAATCAACTGCGTACGCTGATTGAGGCAACAAAAGCTGCCGGGGATAAGACTCAGAGACGAAAAGAACTCATAGAAGAAATTAATACTAAATATGGTCAGTATCTTCCGTATTTACTTGATGAATACTCTTCCCTTAAAGATATAGAACAGGCGTATCGTGATGTAAACTCGGAGATGGATAGTAATCTGGCAAAAAAAGTTCTTCAGGAAAAGACTGATGAAATCCAGAATGAAACATTGTCTGATAAAGTAGATGAGATGAATGATATTCGCGAGGCACTTGCCGGTACGTTGCCCCAATCTCAGATTGATGATTTCTTGCAAAAAATGATATTGGCGACTGAAAAAAATGTTGCTGCTGGTAATACGGCGAAGAATATCGCTAAAGCTCTCACGAAGAATCTGGAGAAATATTATTCTGATCGGAGTGATATCCCAAAGGTTCAAGGACAAATTCAGGATTATGTGGAAGTTGTAGAAAAGGCTGCTAAACGTATCAATAAAGTTAAAGCTGAAATGAATCCATTTATCAATACACCTGCTGCAAAGAAAAAGGCAAATGTATTGGATGAAGTGGTGATAACTCCTGATTATAAAGGGAATGACAGCGGCGGTAATGGTGATGATAAAGCACTTGAAAAAGAACTTAAAGCCAAAGAGACAGCTTTACAGCAGCATTATCAAGAGCAACAGAATATCCTTAAAGAAGGACTCCTGAATGAAAAGCTGACGCAAGATGAATATCAGCAAGAATTATATAAGGCTGAAGCTACATACTTGTTGAGCAGAAAGGCCTTGCTGGAAAAATATGGTAAAGATACGTCGCAGATACAGGGGCAGATTTATGACAAGATGATTGCTGAAGCGAACAGGCTCTATCAGTCAACGCAGGTGGTAAATAAGAACACTCAGAGTGATATCCTCGCACAGCAAGAAGGTGAATATCAAGAGCAGGTGCAAGATATCAAGAGGGCTTATCTGGAGGGGGGCATAAAGACTGAAGCTGACTATCAGGAGCGACTGAAGGAACAGGAGCGGCAGTATCTTGAAGAGCGAAGGGATATGCTTGCTGCCTATGGCGAAGATACTTCTTCCATTGATAACAAGTTGCTGGACATGGATATCAAGGATAAGAATGAGGGTAAGGCAAAGCAACGGGAATCCGGTTACAAGACGATTGATAATACCTCTGATTTTGAGCAGAAAAACAATATCCTTCAGGCAATGTATAATGCGGACCTCATTACCTATCAGGAGTATGAAGAAGAGAAGACACGTATCAATGAAGAACATGAGCAATTGCGTGAAGAGCAGGCAAAGGCTACGTTTGATGTCATTGCTCAGGCGGCAACAGCGGCCGGTCAGGTAGTCAGTGCATTGCAAGATGCAGAGATAAACAAAGTTACCCGCAAGTATGATAAGCAAATCAAAGCGGCCAAGAAAGCGGGCAAGGATACTACCAAGCTGGAGGAGGAGAAAGAAGAGGCGATCAATCAGGTTAAGAAGAAGTATGCCGATAAGCAGTTTGCGGCAG